GGGCAGGACGACTTCGTTGCGAATATCCCAACCGCCGAAGACCCCGAAGGGGGAGCAGAGGGGGGCGAAGACCGCTGGGAAGTCGCCAGCCGCAAAACCATCATCCTCGGCCTCAGCCTCCCCCGATTCATCTGGGCCACGGAAACGCTGAACACGCTCAGCAAGACCTACGGCACCAAGAGCAACGCAGACACCCTCAAGCGCCTGCTGGAGGACGCCAAATGAGCATCACGACCATTAGAGCGACCCGCGTCCTGACCGCCGAGCAGGCGACCACCCTCGTCGGCGACGCCGTGCAGGAAACGGAACCGAACATCCCCAGCCCGCGCCGGGCGGAAGACATCACGATGGTCGTGGACCCGGACATCGGCGAGGTTATCGGCATCGTCACGAAGCTCACCCCGGAGTGGACCCGCGACCTTCGCCGGGCAGTCGTCACCATCGACATGGGAAGCGTCGCCCGCATGGCCGGGCGCATGGCAGGAGGAGGGCGCACTTTCGGGTGGTCCCCCAAGAGGGTCATGAACGGGCGGGAGACCTGCCGGGCGGCAAGCGCAGCCAACGAACACCCCAGCCAGCATCAAGTCCTAGCGGCCCTCTCCAAGCACCTGACCGAGACCTTCGACGAGCTTCTCCCCGACCGGGCGGTCGCAGACCACGCGGTACTGTCCGAGGTTCTCGAAGAGTGGAAGATGGAGGAAGGCGCCCTCTGGACCAGCGGCGTCATCAACAAGAGCGCCACCCTCCCGTACCACCGCGACGGCATGAACTTCCACACATGGAGCGCCATGCCCTCCCTCCGATACGGAATGGCAGGGGGGCACCTTCACCTTCCCGAGTACGACATCACCTTCCCAGTACGCGACGGCGAAGTCACATGGTTCTGCGGGAAAGACCTCGTACACGGCGTCACCCCCATGACGATCAAGAAGGGCGTCAAAGACCCCTACCGCTTCTCCATCGTCTACTACGCCCTCTCAGGCATGAAGGACTGCCGCACCTTCGCGGAGGAGACCACCATCAGCGCCCAGCTTCGCACAGAGCGGGAACTCAGAATGGCAGCCGAGGCCCGGGAACGCCTCGAAGCAGCAAGAGCAGGAGGGGGGCTGTGAGGGCACTCGTTTACCTCATCGGGGAGCCGGGCGTCGGCAAGTCCACCCTGATGGCAGCGGCAACAGCAGGCCATGACCGCTACCCGCAGACCACCCCCCTCCGTCACGACCTGCTAGTCAAGGATGGGATCATCGAAGCCGCCGAACTCGGCGCCCGGAGGGGCACCTTCTCAGGCACCGACGCGCTCCCCATGAACGCGGTCACCAAGGCAGAGGAAATGCTCCGCACCAGCATCGCCCCCGTCCTCATCGGAGAAGGCGCACGGCTCGGCGTGAGACGCTTCCTAGAGGCCTCCGTGGCCGCAGGACGCAGGACTACCCTCGTGTACCTGACAAGCCCGCACGCAGCCGCACAGCGGGCGGCAAGGGGCACCGGGCAGAAAGACTCTTGGGTCAAGGGCGCAGCCACCCGGGCAGCGAACCTCGCAGCCCAAGACATCCCGGGCGTCACCCGCATCACCATCGACGGCAGCACCCCGGGCGCCATGGAAGCATTCAAGGCAATCATCGACAACGAGATTCAGGAGACCCGCTAAGTGGCAGGCAAGCGAGACGACGGCACCGGGGCACCCGGACGCGCAACCAAGCTCACACTCACCCGCCTCAAGACGATCATCACCGTCCTCGTAGCAGGCAACTACGTCGGGACCGCATGCGAGTTCGCGGGCGTCAGCCGCACCAGCTTCGACCACTGGAGGCTTAGGGGCGAGAAGGAAATCGAGCGCGTCCACAACATGCGGGGCGTGGACGCCGACGTGCTCCTAGAGGCATTCGAGGGCGAGCGGGGCACCCCGGAGTACATGTGGGCGAACAAGCCCAAGCAGTTCAAAACGGAGGAGTGGCCCTACGTCGTCTACTCCGTGCAGGTTGCCAAGGCCCGGGCAGCCGCAGAGGTCCGGGCACTCCACGCCATCAACAGCGCCATGGGAGACAGTTGGCAGGCAGCGGCATGGTTCCTCGAACGCACCCGCCCCAACGAGTACGGGCGCCAGCAGCGCATCAACCTCGAAGGCAGCGAGCAGGGCGAACCAATCAAGATCGTCACCACGGACGACCTCGAAGACAAGATGAAGAGGCTCCTTGGAGGGTAGTTACCTAGAGCGCTTCCTAACGCTCCCAGACAGCCGGAAACGCACCATCCTGAACCGCATGACCGCGAGCGAGCGGCTCGGCATGATGGAGTGGCTGGAGGCCCGGGAGAGAGACCCCGCGAGCTACCTCGACCGCCCGGTGGACTTTATCACGCAGCGGCTCGGCGAGACCATCTGGTCCAAGCAGAGGGAAATCCTTGAGTCCCTCATGACGCACAAGCGGACCAGCGTCTCGGCGTGCCACGCCCCGGGCAAGAGCTTCCTCGCAGCCCGCATCGTCGCCTACTGGTCCACGGTTTACCCGGCAGGAACGACAAAGGTCATCAGCACCAGCACGACGTTCCGACAGGTCAAGAACGTCCTGTGGCCGCACGTTAGGCGCCTGCAGACGGAGCACGAGCTTCCGGGCAGGACCATCGCAACGGAATGGAAGATCGGCAACGAGCTAGTCGCCGAAGGCATCAAGCCCCCGGATAACTCCGAGGCGAGCCTCAATGGCTACCACTCCCCCAACATGCTCATCGTCGTGGACGAGGCCGGTGGTATAGCCCCCAGCTTCGGACGAGACCTAGAGGCCCTCACGACAGGTATGAACACCCGCATGCTCGTCGTGGGCAACCCGCCCGTTGACGAGGAGGGCACATGGTTCGAGGGGGTCTGCAACAGCCCCCTCTACAACCACATCGAAATCAGCGCCTTCGACACCCCCAACTTCACAGGGGAGGAAACCGGGCAGTGCGGCTCATGCCCCCCCGGAGTCCCCCCTCACCCGGTCGCTAACCATCTCGTCGATAGGGACTGGGTAGAAGGCCTCCGGGCAGAGTTCGGGGAAGACAGCCCCTTCTACCAAGCCCGCGTGCTGGCGAAGTTCCCCAAGGACAACACCGCCAAGGCCCTGCCTATATCGTGGCTGGAGCTAGCGATGAAAAACCCGCTCAGCGACGGCGACCAAGGGCGCATCCGGCTCGGCGTGGACATCGCAGCGGACGGCGGCGACGAGTTCGTGATCGCATGGGCGGACGGCCCGCAGGTCAGCGTCAAGTTCAAGAGCAGCGGCGCCGACAACGAAAACAGCATGATCGTGGCCGGGAAGATTCTGGAGCACATCCGCGAGGCTGAGGCCATCCACGACGCCCGGGGCATCAAAGACCCGGTGCGCGTCAAGATAGACTCCATCGGCGTCGGCTGGGGCGTGCTCGGCATCCTGCAGGAGTGGCACAAGGAACGGAAGTTCCGCGCCGAAATCATCGGCGTCAACGTCGCAGAGAAGGCCCGGGACAGCGTGAAGTTCGCGAACCAGCGAGCAGAGATGTGGTGGAACCTCCGCACACTCATCCAGCCCAACAAGGTGGGAACGGAGGGGGAGCAGGACGTGTACCTCGACATCGACATGCGCGTCCTCAAGCAGCTAAACGGCCCGATGTACCAGACCAGCAGCAGCGGCAAAATCCAGATCGAGAAGAAGTCCGATATGAAGGCGAGGGGCATCGGCAGCCCTGACCAAGCGGAGGCCTGCCTCCTAGCGGTCTTCGAGCCTCCGGTGAAGAAGAAGACGACAGCCCTCCCGGTGAACCTCTCGCAGGCTAACCCGTGGTCCGTCTAGACAACCCAACCCCCGTTAGGTTATGGTTGATGAAGTCGCCCACCGGGGGCGACGCCCTAGAGGGGAAGGTAAGACAATGACCCGCATCAACCTCATCGAGACGCTCAAAGACGAACAGTTCGCATCCTCAGTGGATGACCCGAGCATCACTCTCGAAGACCTCACCCGCCAGCTTCTCAAGGACGGGTGGAGCGTGAAGCGGGATCGCCGCTCATTCCGCACAAGCTTCTGGAACGCCCCTGTCGGCACCCCCGGGCGCCTCGTGAAGATCGTCTTCCACGAGACCGTCGAGGAGGGCATCGAAGGCGACGCCGACAGCCTCCCCACCATCTAGCAACACCCCCGGGGGCGGCGACCGCCCCCAAACCTTCCGCACCGTAACTCCATAGAAAGTCTCGAAATGATGACACCAGTAGAGCAAGGCAACTTTGAAGTGTTCAAGCCCGCCTCGGGCAAGCGCGGTACGACCAGCTTCACCCGGGCAGCCGTCCAGCGGGCAATGGACGAGAGGGCAGCCCGATGGGGCGCCCCGGAAGGCTACTACACCGTCGAAGATCGCAGCCGCATCATGCGCCAACACCACCGGCAGGTCTGGCTGGTCCGTGTCCGCCTCTTCGGCGGCAGCATCCACCACGTCGAAGAAGTCGTGTTCGGGAAGTTCGGCGGCAAGAGCAACGGCCACGTCGAGTACGTCTCAACCTACGAGCACTGGATTCGGCAGGGCGGCAAAGCCGTCAAGCAGTTCCCGGACAACACCGCCCGATACCCCTCCATGGCTGAGGCGAAGCAGCGGTGGGAGGGAAAGGTATGACCCGCCGCGCTAAGGTTGTGGACATCGACGCGGACCTCCCCGAGGTCAAGCCCGAACCACGCCAACCCAAGACCATCACCCCCGCCAGCAACGGCAACCGCCCCCAGCAGCGCCGCCCCGTCTCGCAGACCAAGGCAGCAAAACTCCTCACCCCCG